TTCAATCATAGACATAATTGAAGTAAAGTTTGCATCTTTACCATTAAATATTTCAGTAGCTTCTACTGCTATCTTTTGTGCTAAGTCTCTATTAGATAAAACTTTAATAATATCTTTAGCAATCTCTTTACTTGGAACTTCAACTTCTTTTATATCTTCTACAAGTTCACTAAACTTTTCTCTAGCTGCACGTGTTAATGCAGGATTAAACACAGTTGTGTGTAAAGAATATAATTCATCTAGTTTAATATCTGAATTATATTTACTATGTGCTTTTTCAATTGTCTCATATAAAGAACTTATATCTCCAGAAAAAATAGTATGAGATATAGAACTCCTATATTGTGTATAAAAATTTTTATTTAGCATTAATCTTATCATTTGTTTTTCAATCATAGAACATCTCCCTTATTTCATCTGTATTATAATATTTTAAATCATCTTCTAATGGTTTTACAATAACATTGTCAAAACCAGAAGACCTTAAATTTTTCGCCATATCATATGCCTTTGTTGTAGCATCTCTATCTAAACATATATATAAATTTTTATAAGGTTTTAAGTGTGATTTGTGCACTGGTTTTAAAGTTGTTCCCATAATTGCTATACCTGTTAATATATTAGATACAGCACAAGCTGAAGCACAATCTTCTACAATAACTGCATCATCACAATTGCCAGATTTAAAAGGCACATCTTTATTACCATACATAAACCATTTAGGATATACATTTCTATTTAAACCTCTACCAACTGCACCAACTATTTTATTTGAATATCTATTACGAATTAAAAAAACTACTCTGTCTTGTTTAACATCATATTTAATTTCTGCTCTATGCCAAGACCATGCCTCCCAACAATTATTTTTAGATAACCAACGCATTGCTTTTGCACTTGAATATATTGAATGGAAACTATCTGGTATCTCAAATTCTTTAGATTGATTACAGAAACTACCACTTCCTGTGAAAACTTTTACTACATAATCCATATTTTTTTCTCCATCTTTTTTACCTTTAGCTGAACACGAAGCATGAAAACAATACCAACTTAATTTATTTTCTGTAGTGTCTACTGATAAAGTATTTTTATTTTTACAAAATGGGCAATCCATTCTAATCTGTGAATCTGGTGGAACAAAAAGACCTTCTACTACTGCTAGTTGTTGCTTATAATTCAAAGAAGAACTCTCTCTGGTTTTATATCTTCATATGTAAGTATATACATATCTTGTGTATGAAAACTATCGGGTTCTACCTTTAATAGTTTTTCATTTAGATATAATGCAACTTCATTTTCTATTTGTTCTAGTGTTGGTTCTGGAGACTCTACTGATTCTCTTGGGAAGGCTATTATCCCAGTCGCAAAAATTCCCATTCCTCGAAGTATTATTTTGTATTTTTTCATTGTTATCCTCTCTATCACATTTTTTTGATTTTGTCAAATCATTTTTAACAAAATGTAGTTTATATCCACGTTCTTTTAATTCCTTAATTCTTTTAGGAGTCCAGTAATACATCATCTGCTTATTCCATTTGTTAGGACTTGTTTTACTATTGTTGTCCAAGGATTCATATCTTTTTTATTAGCACTACAAGATGTAAGTAGTAATGCTATAATTACTACCCTAATCATTTATTATTATTTTTATTTATTGTTTTTTGTTCTATTAGCAATTCTATATCTCTAACATCATCATCATCTTTATCTGTCCAAGTTGACCTGTTGTTTTCATATATATCATATTTCCAACTTTTAAATTTTTCTAATATTTTTTTCCAGTTATTCATCAATGCTCCTTGTAACTTACTTGTTTAACTGAACGACTCCAACAAGCACGACAACTACCACACTCACCATCTTGTTTGTAAGCAGGGCATTCTCTACCTATTGCAGGTTTATCTTTGTGTACACCAGAAGTCCACCTCCAAAACTTAGGTGGTGGGCTATCTACTTTGATTGCTGATACACGCAAACATAAATTTTTTGGTACATCTTCTTCTTTGATTTCTTTTATAAATTGATATTCTCTTGTAGCTAACCAATGTTTTATCTGTGGTGTATGCTCACACACCTCAAATATTTTCATTAAGTGGGAAAAAGATTGTATGTCTCCTGCATCAAACCACCTATGATATCTCTTTGATTTATCTAGGTTTTTGTATTTTATGGTCAGTAACATTGACATATAATCTACCCATTCATTTAGTTCTATTGCTTTTCTTCTAACTTCGTGTGCATCAAATACATTTTTAAACATATATCTATTCTTTAATGCATAACATTTGTTACATATAGTACCATCAATCAATGCCAACTTACTACCAGTCTTACAATGTTTAGCAGATATACCCCAACCAAACGCAGGCATCTTACTTGGATTAGATAGTGTGCCTATCTTTTTTTCTATATCTTTTATTTTCATATTACCAACCTTTTAAAAAGTAATCATATATTTTATCTGCTACTTTTTTTCTTTTGATTGCTATACATAGTGCAACCATATAACCTACATCATATGTGATATTAGCAAAGTCTTCCATGATATCTTTGTCTTTTTTTAAATCAAAAAACATATCTCTTATAGTCTTCATAGTTTTTTTCTTATCTATCATATTAATATAACTCCCACGATAAAGCCAATGATAAACCAAACAATTTCTGTTCGGTAGTATAATGACCATGTATTAAGTTTTCTTATTAATGCTTTCATAATATCCTTTACTAACTAAATATTCATATAATTTTTTGCAAGTCTTTGGTGTCTTATCTCCTAATTTAAAATTACCTATGACTGCTTTTGCAAATGAAGTATATCCAGTTACTCTTGGATTAGTCATGAGTATTCCATGTTGTGCTTGCATTTTTAATGCACGTAATAACATATTTTGTTGAAGTGTATATCCATCTTCAAATACATGTGTTCTTAAATCTGGCATTGATTCTCCTTTGTTTGATTTGTTATATTAACATAAAAACTCTGGAAAGTCAACTCCAGTATACTTTGCAAATCTTTTCTTTTCACCAATATAATATTGTTTGTATGCAGTAATATAGTCTTTATGCTTATACTGGTCGGGCATACATTGTGGTGGTATTGTAAATTCTGTCTTCCAACAATTCCATTTGTTATGTTTTTGATGTAATAAATCTGATATTTTTTTTGTTGTATGTATTTTTTTATATCTTAAAGTATATTGGTTCAATAATTCATCTAATAAATTTAAAGACCATCTAAAATTACAACCACTATCTCCAACCCAAATAGTCATAGGGTGTTTTGGAAATGCTGTCTTGTATAAATCATTATCACATTCCCAATCTCCAAAGTTTCTACGATATGCAGTTGATAACATTTGTGCAGTTTCTAATATCATTTTTACTACATGTTTATCACAATGATATTCAGCACATGTCTTTGGGTCTTTGTGTAGATGAAATATATTCATAATTTTAATATATCATATCTGCGTCAATTTGTCTAGTAGTTTTTATATATTTCACGATTGACTTTTTGTTAAAAATATGCTATGATGTTCTGCACTCTGGGGGCAGGTAGTATATACTACTTGGGTTCAATACCTGACACGTGTGCTATTATATGATTTCCTTTTTTATTTGTATATTCTATTTTATATAATTTTTTATGGTCTAACTTTTTTTGTAGTTTCTTTAATGACATAGACTCCATAGCCTCTACCTTGTCATTGTTTTCATTTTCAGTTATATCTATAACTTTATATTTATATCTCATCATCTTTCCTTTCTTTTTTTTGTACTGCGTTAATAATAAAATAAGCTATAATTGCACCTATAAATATTGCAATCATACCATATAGAAACATAAGTAATCCATATTCAGCTGTCATGATGTTGTGTCTTTCTTTGGTTCAAATAAATATTTTTTTTCTATTATATTTTTTATTCTTTGTTTATTACTAAAGGCATAAAGACTAGCACTATAATTACTTGGAAATATTTCCCAACATATATCTTCAGTTCCTTCTAACGCAGGGTATATCTTAAGTATAAAATAGTGTTTTGCTATTTTTATGTCTTTCTCAATGTAATTTGCCATAATATATTATACCATAGTTTGGGCGACTTGTCTAGCGAGGTTGTTCGGTTTATGTATCAGATTACCTTTTATTACTAGAGTTGCAACTCTTAAGAATCAGTATCTAAATAGAACTCCTTTTCAGCTAGTTTGGATAGTTCTACCTCAAACAAGTCATATATATTTTTTAAGGTACATACCATTGTTGCAACTGGCATCATCTAAAATACTACCGAAGTATTAACTCATTTTTAAAACCGAAGTTCGAGATATATTTTATCAACCAAGTAATATTATAATATGCACCTTAAAAAAGGCTAGGCGATTTCTCGCCTAACCCACTCCTTTCAGTTATGATGCCAAGCTAGTTCTTTGAGAA